ACAGTACAGAAACCACACTGCAAGATAGTTTTCAATGGTCATCTTTTACAGAAATAATTAACGAATCAAGAGCTTATTCAGATTTTGCTCATGTAGCTTTACGATTTGACGCTGAAACCTTTCCGAATCAACCAAGACGTATGTACCGCATTAGAGGAACAAAGATAAAAATACCTCATAATGGAACTGTAAGGGCTGATGGATCTATTAGTTATAGCGGTACATTTAACGGAACTTTTAAAACAGATAAAGAATTTTCAAGTGACCCAGCTTGGATTTTATATGACTTACTTACAACGTCAAAAGGTTTTGGAGATCATATTGCAGAATCCTCATTAGATGTTTTTAGTTTTTTCTCTGCAAGTCAATATGCAAGTGAGCAAGTAGATGATGGGGCTGGTGGTACGGAGGCCAGATTTTCTTGCAATGTAGTTCTTAATTCTCAAAGGGCTGCGTACGATACCATAAATAATCTTGCCTCTGTTATGAGGGCAATGCCTTTTTATTCAGCAGGGACAGTAAATATAAGCTGTGATAAACCTACAGATGCAAGCTATATCTACAATTTAAGTAATGTTTCTGAGGCTGGTTTTTCTTATTCAAGTGCTAGTAAAGATACTAAATACACTGTTGTTAATGTTTCCTACTTTGATAATGAGACTCAAGAGGTAGATTATGAGACTGTGGAAGATACAGCTTTACAGGCAAAATATGGCATAGTAACAAAAAACTTAAGTGGCTTTGCCTGTACATCAAGAGGCCAAGCGGCAAGGCTTGGACGCTGGTTTTTATACACACAAAACAATGAAGCAGAAACAGTTACATTTACAGCATCATTAGAAAGCGGAACAATCGTCAGGGTTGGAACTGTAATCAATATTGCAGACCCTATGAGGGCAGGGGTAAGAAGGGGAGGACGTATAAAAACAGGAGTATCTACAACACAGATTATTGTTGACGATCAAAATAATACAGATTTGGCAACATCAGGATCAGCAACTTTAGGTGTTATTTTATCTGACGGCACATTAGAAACTAAAACAATTAGTGACATTACAGGTGCAACCATAACTGTAGATTCTGCATTTAGTTCAGTGCCACAAACTAACAGTGTGTGGGTTATAGAAAATACATCTGTTGAACTTCAGACTTTCAGAGTTGTATCTGTAACAGAGCAAGAATTATTAAATTATCAAATCGTCGCTGTTGTTCATGATCCAAATAAATATGCATTTGTAGAAGATGGTACAGCATTACCAGCAAGAACAATAACAACACTTACTGCACTGAAAGATGCACCAAGCAGTTTGCAGGGAACAGAGCAGATAGTGGTTTTGAATAACAGGGCTGTAAGTAAATTATTTATACAATGGCAACCTGTTAGCGGTGTTACTGAATATATGGTGCAGTATAGATTTCAAAATGAAAACTTTATATCAGAACGTATTACAAGATCAGACTTTACAATCTTTGAAACTTTAAACGGAACTTATGAAGTAAGAGTCTTTAGTTATAACGCATTAGGAAAGCCAAGCACAAACCCAGCAACAACAACATTTACTACTGTTGGTAAAACTGCTTTGCCAGCAGATGTGCAGAATGTACAAATAGAACCTTTGTCAGATCAATTTGTAAGATTACGTTTTGATAAATCAACAGATGTTGACGTTATTCATGGTGGAAACGTGGTTATAAGAAGTTCAAACCTTACAACAGGTGCAACTTTTACAAATGCAGTGGACGTTTTGCCTCAACTATCTGGAAATATTAGTGAGTCAATCGTACCAAATATTGTGAATGGTACTTATCTTTTAAAATTTCGTGATGATGGCGGAAGGCTTAGTTCTGGCACAGCAACAATTACAAATGTGAATACACAACCTGATGTATTTCCTAAATTAACAGTTTTAACAGATAGAGAAGATTTGGACAGTCCACCTTTTCAAGGAACAAAAGTAGATTGTTTTTTTTCTGATGAAGTTAATGGTCTTGTTCTTGGATCTCTTGAACTATTAGATGGGGTAACAGATTTTGATGCAATAGCAGATTTTGATTTCTTAGGGGCTGTTGATATTACAGGAGGTTCATATAGTTTTGCTAATACTTTAGATTTAGGAGGTAAGCAACCATTAAGGCTTAGAAGACATTTTGTTACACAAGGTTTCTATCCTAATGACTTGATTGATAAAAGGACAGCTAATATAGATACTTGGACTGATTTTGACGGAACTTCTGTTGCTGTAGATGTAGGAGCTAAATTATTAGTGGCGACAACTGACTCTGACCCTGATTTGTCAGTTTCAGCCACTTATGCAATTTCAGGTACAACAATTACAATCACTAAATCCTCACATGGATATTCTGCTGGTGGATTTGTTACTGTGGACTTCACTTCTGGAACGGGTGTTGATGGTGATTATGAAATACAAACTGTGCCTGATGCAAACACTTTTACACTTACTTCTGCAACGTTTTTAACAACAAGCGGAAACTGTACATATTCAGCAGAGTTTTCACAGTTTAATCCATTTGTTAATGGAACATATATTGCAAGAGGTTTTAAATTTAGATGCGATATGGATTCAGATGATCCAGCCCAAAGTATTGAGATTGACCAGCTAGGTTATACAGCGGAACTGGAGAGCAGAACAGAAACAAGTCTTGGTAATGCAGCAGCCTCAAGCGGTGGATTTATTGCGTCAGGCACTTCAACCAAGTCAATTGTTTTCACTAATAGCTTTTTCACGGGTCAGTCAGGAACAAGTGTCGCTGCTAACTCTGTTTTACCTTCAATAGGAATAACAATAGAAAATCAATCATCAGGAGATTTCTTTGTTTTATCGAATATTTCTGCAACAGGTTTTGATATAGATATTAAGAATGGATCAAGTAATGTAAACAGAAACTTTAAATATGCAGCAACAGGATTCGGTAGAGGAAGTTGAAATTAAATCCTACTGCGGTGTTTTATGTATTTTAAAACAAGCAATTTTACTGTTGGCCAACACAAGTGTTTTAAGTGAATAACTAACCATAATACTGTGGTTGGACTACTGCTATCTTTAAGTGCAATAGAAACAAAAAATACTGCCGTAGGCCTATTGCTGTATTCCAATAAACTCGTAACATAAAACACTGCCATTGGCCATCAGTTGTGTTGTTATGCACTGACTTCTCAAAATACTGGTGTAGGACTACAGTTGTGTTTTGGTGTATCTATCTACAAAAATACTGCGCTAGGGCTACTGCTGTATTATTTTGCACCTACTGCAAAAAATGTTTCTGTTGGCCAACTGTTGTATTTTAGTAAGTCAGTTTATAAAAATACAGCTATAGGTTAGTATTTTCAAGTAATCCAACTGCTGTGTTTTACAAATACCGAATCCCAAAAACATTGCTGTAGGCGATTGCTGTGTTTTAGTGCAACAGAAAACAAAAAATACTGTGGTGGGCTACTGGTGTGTCTTAATACAAGAGATAACTAAAATACTGCTGTCGGTTTAAGGCATGGTAGTTAATAGTGGTTTAGGATATACTTAGAGAAAATTTTGGATTAGGAAAATGAGTCAAAATGATATGACGATTGATAATTCTACAGGGGCAAATGTCCGTGCAGATATCAATAGTGCGATACAAGCTTTAGCAACAAATAGTTCTGGATCTTCAGCACCCTCAACCAACTTTGCAAGCCAATTTTTTGCTAATACAACGTCAGGCAATATGCAGTTGAGAAATACTGCTAACAATGCTCATATAAATTTATTTAGTCTTGCTGGCGCACCCGCTTTCCCTTTAGATGGAACTATAAATAGTATAAATATAGGCAAAGGAGCAAACTCTGTCGCAGGGAACACTGTTCTTGGAGAAAGTGCTTTAGATTCAGGTTCTTTATCTGGAACACTTAACACTGCAATAGGTAAGCTAAGTCTTACCGCAAATACATCTGGTACTCAAAATACTGGTGTTGGTGCTGAATCATTAGAGGCAAATACCACTGGTTCTTCTAATGTCGCTGTAGGACTTCGAGCTTTGGAAACCAACTCAACTGGATCAACGAATACAGCTTTAGGAAAAGATGCTCTAAGAGCAAACACTACAGCTTCTAATAACACTGCTGTTGGAACTGATGCCTTAACAGCAAACACAACTGGAACGCAGAACGTGGCCGTAGGAGGAGAATCCTTAGATGCGAATACTACAGCAAATAATAATACAGGACTAGGTTATAGAACTTTAACAGCCAATACTTCTGGTGCAGAAAATACAGCCGTAGGTAGTGCTGCTTTGAAAGCAAATACAACAGCCTCAAATAACACAGCCGTAGGGAGATCAGCCTTAGAATCGAACACAACTGGTGCTCATAATACATCCGTTGGTTTAAACTCAGGTCTTACTAACACAACTGGTAATAATAATATATCAATGGGTGTTAATAGTTTTAGATTGAATACTACTGGTAGTGAAAATACTGCATTAGGTAGAGACTGTTTAGAGTCAAATACAACAGCAGATAATAATACAGGTGTTGGATTTCAAGCCTTACAAAACAACACAACAGCTTCTAATAATACTGCGGTTGGTTTTCAATCTTTATATTTAAATACAACAGGTAGTGAAAATACAGCACTAGGAAAAACTGCTTTAATCTCAAATACAACAGGATCAAATAACACTGGATTAGGTCGCGCTAGTTTATTTGCAAATACCACCGCAGATAATAATACGGCTGTTGGTTTCAACTCTTTATCAGCAAACACAACTGGAGCAGACAACACAGCCCTTGGTAAATCAGCGTTAGAGGCAAATACAACTGGAGGACAAAATGTAGCCGTGGGTGCTGGTGCTTTAGATGCAGCTTCAACAGGAAGTAACAATGTTGGAATAGGTGTAAGTGCTTTAGGATCTAACACAACAGCATCTAATAACACTGCTGTTGGTAGGAGTGCTTTATCAGCAAACACAACTGGGTCAGAAAACGTAGCGGTGGGTTCTTTAGCTTTAGATTCTTGTACAACAGGATTTACAAGTACTGCTGTGGGTTATGAAGCTTTAACAGATTTAACAACTGCTGGATCTGTAACTGCTGTCGGTCAAAAAGCTGGTGGTAATGTGACAACTGGTAGTGATAATACCTTGATTGGAGTTGTTGCTGGTTTTGAGATCACAACTGGTAGTAATAATTTATGTCTTGGACAAAGTGCTGGAAGATCAGGATCTCCATCAGGACAAATTACAACAGGAAGTAATAATGTTGTTTTAGGAAACAACAATATTTCTAATTTATTCTGTGCTGATACTTCTATATCTTCTTCAGACTCAAGAGATAAAACAGATGTTACCGATTTTAGTATTGGATTAAAATGGATTGAAGCACTCAGACCTGTTACCTACAGATGGGATAGAAGAACTTGGTATGGAACAGATGAGCAACCTTATGGAACACCTGACGGATCAAAGAAAAGAAATAGATTACATATTGGATTTTTAGCACAGGAAGCATTAGAGGTTGAAAAAACAAATGGGTTTGGAGATTCAAACGATAATATGTTGATTTGTAACTTGACTGAAGATGGTATGTCTTATGGAATGAAATACGAAAGACTTGTACCAATACTTGTAAATGCTATAAAAGAGTTATCTGCAAAAGTCACAGCCCTCGAAGCAGGGTAAACTGTAAGCAAATTTATTTCTAATTATGGAAGAAAGAACCGCAGATGAAATTGCAGCAATTTTTTCTGCTGCTGGTGATAGTGTATTTGTTATCAACACCGCCAAGACATCAGATGAAACTGATGATGACTACAAAGACAAGATCAAGCGTAATGTAGAGCATCTTGAAATTATCAAGGCTTATAAAAAAGAAGATGGAACGACTTCTATCTGGACCTCTGAATCTTTTACAGATATAGATAAAGCAATCACTGATGGTAAAAAAGTTTACGAATAAATGAATTTACAGGAAAAACTTACACAATTAGCTGTCGAAAGAGAACAATTAGTTGTTGCCTTGCATGAGACAACAGGTGCAATGAAGATACTTCAACAGCAGATAGAAGAACAGAATAAAGAGGACGAACCACAAACAGAAACACCTGAAAGTTGAATTTAATTAAAAAACGTTTATTATTGAGCTTTATTCTTTTTAATAATGCTTAAAAAAGTACTAACATTAGCTGCTGCTTCAGCACTATCAACACCCGCTTTTGCTGGATTCTACTTGAACGTAGAGAACAATGGCTCTTACACTGGGAAAAATTTCACAGGAAGCGGAACTGATCTGCACTTAGGGTATGAAAATGGTAATGCCTTTGGTAACTATTACATACAAGGTGGAGCGTATCTTAACAACCCAGATGGTGCAGATTCAGAAACAAACTTCTCTGGTAAAGTTGGTGGTTCTGTAGTTGCATCAAAAAATATTGATGTTTATGGAGAATTTTCTATCGTTACAGACGACACTAACAGCTATGGAACTAAGGTTGGTTTGAAGTATAAGTTCTAGTCATCATTGACATAGTTAAATACAAAGGTATGA